CACACGCACGACGAGTGGATGTCTTTCAGCGATGATGAAATTGACATCATGGACATCCGCGCCCTTGCATGGTGGAAGATTTACAAGCCCATCGTTGCGGGGATGATTACGGCAGTAAACGCTCAGGAGGTGAAGTGATGAAGCGTAAAGTTGACATGCCCGGATACGGGCTGAAAGAGTCGCCGGATGATGAGTTCGGAATATGCGTGGGATGCCTCAAGTCGATACCATCTGGTGAAGACTTTTGCAGGCACTGCGACCCTGCCCGCGCTGAGTATTTAATCGAGCAGGAAAAGGATAGGAGGATGGGGATATGATTCGATTTTACATCAATGCGCTGACTAATCCGCGCCGGAAAGTTACAGGCGGGCAAATCCTGGCCTGTGCAGCACAATGCAAGAATATCACTGACCGCCAGATGGCATCGCTAAAGGTGATCGCTGCCGTGATGGCAAGGAGCGCACCATGAGCAGAAGCGAAATAAAAGGGAGATATAAATGAGCACACAAAAAGCAGGAATCATTGAAGCGGAAACAACGGCAGTAAATCAAGCACCAAGCAATCAGGCCCCAGCAGTTGTAACGCCGAACCAGATGCTTATGCTGGCAATCGAAAAAGGCGCAGACATGGCGACCATCGAAAAATTCATGGACTTGTCAGATCGGTTCGAGGCCAATATGGCACGCAAGGCTTTCGTTGAAGCAGTGGCGAAGTTCAAAGCCAATCCACCGTCAGTATCAAAGGACAAGGAGAACAAGCAATTCGGATCACGGTATGCCTCAATCGGCAATCTTGTGAATACCGTTTCGCGTGAGCTTTCCAAGCATGGGCTTTCGGCTTCATGGACTCAGCAGACACTTCAATCGAAAGACATTGAAGTGACATGCAAACTTACTCATGTACTCGGTCATAGCGAATCATCAACATTGATCGCAGCCCCGGATAAGTCGGGTTCAAAGAATGACGTTCAGCAGATCAAGTCAACAATCACATATCTGCGAGTGACCACGTTCGAGTCTGTCACTGGCGTGATTGCCGACAACACTGACGACGATGGAAACTCGGCGGCCTCAGTTGCATGCATTTCCGATGCGCAGATTCTTGAGCTTGAATCAATCATGGAAGATAATGAAATCGACAAGGACGCGTTTCTGAAACATTACAAGATCGAAAGCCTTTCAGATATTCCGGCGGCGAGTTTCAACAAGGCTCGTTCTGTCTTGATGGAAAGGGCAAAAAACAAAGGGAGCGATAAATGAGCAAAATAATTGATGCAGAGATTGTTGATGTAAGTGAAGAAACGGCACTGGCCGTCATTGCCATTGCCAAGGGAAAGATTCCAAACGTGAGGATTTCATACTGATGAAAACACATGACATGGAGCAAGGTTCACCTGAATGGTTCGCAATCCGCGCAGGCATCCCCACGGCAAGCGAGTTCTCCAAGCTTATCACAAGCACCGGAGCGCCTTCTAAATCTATGGAGGGGTACGCATATACCAAAGTGTGCGAAAAGTTCGCTGGCGGGCCTGTGGATGCGTTCCAAGGCAACATGTGGACAGAAGCAGGCAAGGTAGATGAAGCGGCAGCGCGTGAGCAATATGCTTTCGTTACTGGATGGGATGTAACGCAGATCGGTTTCGTGACTGACGATGATGTGACGTGTGGCTGCTCGCCTGACTCGATGGTAAATGAAGATGGCATGCTTGAACTTAAAAGACTAAAGGGTTCGCTTTTGGTTGAGGCTCATTTATACTATCATAAGCACAAAAAGCTTCCGACAAGCTATGTGCCTCAAGTCCAGGGCCAGATGATGATATGCGAGCGCAAATGGGCTGACGTAGTTTTTTACAATCCGCTGCTGCCTTCATTATCGATTCGCGTTGAACCGGATCTGAAAGTTATCGCAGGCTTGAAAGCGCAGATTGCAGAGTGCAACAAACTTCGCGATGAAACATTGTCCGCATTGGGCTGGTAAAGAATGGCACTGGCGGCAGTTGGAGTTGTTCAAGCCATCGAAGCACGCAGGCCAGTTTATCACCGGCACAAGTTGCAAAACTCTGGATGGGCTCAGTGCTGGCAGGTTCGCATGATCATCGTCGATGCAGATAAAGGGTACTTTAGAGAAGCAATAAAACAGGAGATTGAACAATGCTAAATAAGGTTATGCTGATAGGTCATTGACTAATTAGAGTTGCCTTGTTATTGTGGCAGGATGAATATTTCAGAAATGTATTATAGTGGAATGAGCATTCCAGAGATAAGCAGAGAGTCAGGTATTCCGCGATCTTCTGTTAGAAACAAGCTTGTTGGTGATGGTGTTGCATTGCGGGATAGGGGTGATGGAGTAAGGAATGCAGTAAAGAGAGGTGTATTAAAATCAACAAAGGGCATTAAGAGGGGTGGCATTTCTGATGAATGGAAGTCTAACATCTCTAAAGGAAGGCAAAAGTGGGCTGATGAGAATGCAAAAGGAGTATCATTAAAGCCTAGTGGCTATTTAGAGATAACAAGAGGTGAGCACAAGGGAAGGTCTGAGCATGTTGTTATTATGGAGGAAAATATTGGAAGGCCGCTTAATAGGCTTGAATGTGTGCATCATAAAAATGGCGATAGATCAGACAACAGGATTGATAACCTACAATTAATGACGCTATCAGATCACGCTAGATTACATGGTAAAGAGAATATAAAAAATAGAAAGAGAGACGAGATAGGAAGGTTAATATGAAAAACTTGGTAATCTTGATTGGCCATTTATGCGCTGATCCTGAGACTAGATATACACAGGACGGAACTTGCGTATGCAACCTACGACTTGCAACCAGCGAGAAATTCAAAAACAAGGATGGAGAGAAGCAGGAGAAGACGGAATTTCACCGTGTGGTGCTATGGGGCCGCCTCGGTGAGATTGCAAACCAGTACCTTACAAAAGGCGCAAGGGTTTACATCGAAGGAAAGATAGAGACTCGCAAATGGCAGAACAAGGAAGGTCAGGACCAGTACACCACTGAGATTCGCGCTAACGAAATGAAGATGCTTGGCGGCGGCTCTCAGTCGAACTCAGGCGAGTCGCGTAACGATAACCGTGGTCAGCCATCATCAGGCAGTTTCCCTTCCCATGGGCAGCAAGCGCCAGCGAAAAAGAACGATCCATTCGCTGACTCGCCGGACTTTGGCGATGTGCCGGTGGACGACGACATACCTTTTAATTGAGGGGAGGCACCCCGGCAAAAAAACAGCGAACGCGAATAAAACAACACAAGGAGCAACACATGAACGAAGCGCAAACAGAACAGAAGATTATTGACAAGGGTTTGAATGCACCTCGCCTATCGCCGCAGGATATCGATGCTGCGATTGTTGGCGAGTCATACACCACACTGCCGAGCGGTAAATGCATGGTATGCGAACTTACTCTACGTAATGGATTCACTGTTCGCGGTGAATCGGCAGCAGTCAGCATTGAAAACTTCAATGAAGAGATTGGCCGTGAAATATCCTACAAAAACGCACGCGATAAAATCTGGCAACTGGAAGGCTATTTGTTGCAGGAGCGACTTTACCATGAGGATTTCTTTTCTGGCCTTACCACCCTGCAGGAACGCAAGTACACGGTATTAGCTGGAAGGATTGTGAACCGCGCAACTGGCAAAGCAATCCCTGACGATGAGCCTATTATGATTTTTCGGGCAAAAGACAGTCAGGCGGTACATGCGATTCAATTCTATATGGACCTTTGCAGCGACGTTACCCACAAGAATGTGATCGATGGCCGCATTCGTGATTTCGTGGCATTCCAGAATAAGCACCGCGACCGCATGAGCGAACCTGACAGCGATAAAAGCTGCCTAGTTTAACATGATCGAGCACGCTGGCCCTGCTTAAACCAGCATCCTTACGCATGGCGGCTGTGCAGGTCGCACGGTACTGGTTCGACTCCATGCTGTTGTGCATAACGGTTTATGCCGCTGTCTTACTATAGATGATTTCATTCAGCGAGTGGTTCGACTCCACGACAGCCGCCAGCCGTAAGGATAAAGGAGGAAGTATGAACGACACACAGAAGCAAGCAGCATGGCTGGTTGAAATGTACCAGCACAAAGCAGATGGTGGGGAGCTTGAGTATCGCGATTGTATAGGGGATTGGAAGACTTCCCACGAAGGCCCGACGATGGGCAGCCTACCGGAAAACTGGCGCAAGAAGCGTTGCACAATTAACATCAACGGCCATGAAGTACCGGAGCCAGTGCGGGGGCCTCTAAAGATGAGGGAGTTATACTATGTCCCAAACCCAGCCTACGCAACACGTTATAGCGCTATCCAATGGACGAGCAGCGACTCAGATAAGCGTCGGCTGAACGATGGCCTTATCCACGCAACACAAGAAGCGGCAATAGCGCACGCCGAGGCTCTGATAAGCTTCACAAGGATGGAGGTGAGTGATGGAATGCACTAAGGCAGACTTAGCTGCGGCTGAGTTGATGGGGCGTAAGGGCTACATCTCAGGCGTGTGCTGTTTTATCCCTACATGGGAGAGAGATATAAACGGTGTGCTGCGAGAAAGAGGCAAGCTATTTTCCCTCTTCAACAAAGCAGACAGGATGAATTTTACCGATTTCCTATTGCAAAAAGGTATCGGTATCTGCGGTGGTGGTTCGGGTCGATGCTTCCTATGGTTAGAACAGGAGCAGAGACACATGGGTGACTACGCAGACTCAACCGAAGCCTGCCGAGCGGCTGCGATTTATTTGAAGGAGGAAGGGTGATGAGCAACGTTAAAAGACACCACGACCCACGCGCAAAATGTGAGGTGTGCGGTAAGCTACTTGACTACAATGTTGGCTCAATTCTTTGGGAATGCCAAAACCGAGACTTATGTATTGACCATCAAGTTGAAGAAATGTTTGACAATGGCAGGGAGTCCAACAATGAGCAATGAACTAAGAGAAGCGGCGGAGAATCTGTTGGCAGCATGTGACGAACTTGCGAAGCAAAGTAAAGGTAGCTATGTAATATCTGAATACCTAAAGGCATCAAACATGGTTAAAGAAACGAGAGAAATCCTCCGTAAAGCCCTCTCCACCACATCGCCAGAGGGTGAACCAAGAAAGGTGTACGGTTGGCTAGGCTCTATGGGTAAGGGGCATGTCGAGGAGTTCATACCTACACCCGAAGAGGCTAAGCAAGCAGAACTAAACGGGTGGAAAGTCAAACCTTGTTATATCGCCCGCCCTGCCCCACAAGCGCGGCTTAGTGATGAGGACTTGAAGAAGTTTGCAACAGAGTTTTTCTATTGGTGGTGGAATCAAGGCGGCAGCAGTACATCAGCAGGCTATGATGAGTGGATAAAGACAGATGAGGCCAGAGCAATCGAAGCCAAGCTAATGGGAGGTGTGGGATGAGCAAGAATGATAAGGCACTATTAGCCACGATGATACGTGAAGGCAGAGATGATACGTATATATTAAGATACCTTGATTGTTGTAAAGATACAATTCGTAGGTATAGGAAAGTGTTTGGGGATGTGAGTGATGAGTGACTTAGATAAGATGGTAGCTAACGCCTCGCTTCAGGTGCGTGGCTCACGCGAAGCGGGTGACACGTCACCTGCAAGCGATTGTTAGGGCGCAGGACGAAAACATGGCAATACTCAACTACACCACCAGCATCGCAGCCGAAAAAACCGGCTCCGAGATTCAGCGCAAACTGGCAAAGGCGAAAGCCCAGGCCGTGCTGTGCGAATACGACGACAACGCGATCATGGTGGCGATTAGCTTCCGGATGCTCACGCCATACGGGCTTGTGTTTTTCCGGCTACCGGCAAACATCCCCGGCGTTTACAAGGCGCTGAAATCGGCCAACGTACCGAAGCGACTCCAGACCGAGGAACAGGCGGCAAGGGTGGCGTGGCGGATCGTAAAGGACTGGGTAGAGGCCCAGCTTGCGATTGTCGAAGCCGGGATGGCCGAGATCACGGAAGTTTTTCTGCCATACGCACAGCACTCGACCGGAGAAACCGTTTTCCAAGCCCTCAAGAGCGGGGGCTTCAAGGCGCTGACACATGATGCGCCCTAACGGCTGCAATAAGTGGCGCGAGGTACGAGCGTCCAAGTGAACAGAGTGAACGACTTAATTTATTTGTTATATTTTTTATTGAGGAAATTAAAATGCAAACAGCAATAGTTGAATACCAAATAGCTACATATTCCGGAAAGATTGAAGTTAGCTGTGATGAAAATGATGAAAATGAATTTATTATTGCAAGAGCAAAAAATCAATTAAGGCGCGATGCCGGTGGTTCTCTTCCTTATGGATATGAGTCATTTAAAATAACAGATAGGCGTTAAGAATATAACGCCGCAAATCAGGCGCGAGCGTAGCGAGTCGAACTGAATTTGCATTGTTATGAGGAAATTTCTATGGATGAACAACAGAATGCTTTGACCGTTTACAAAGAAGAGCTTGGCGAAGTTGCACAAGAGCTGATTGAACTGGCTGGCCGATTCCTGAGTCTTCAGCAGCAGGCATCAAAGGCCATCCGATTCGGTATCGATGAGCAACGCGACCTGCCGACCAGTAACCGTGAGCGACTGGAGGCTGAGTGGAATGATCTGCTAGGAAGCCTGGAAGTGCTGCGCAAGGTGGGAATCGATTTAAGTCCGAACCTGGACGCCATTGCCGCGAAGGTGGCAAAGGTTGATCGATACACCGAGTACAGCAAGACGCTGGGAACGGTGCATTCCTCATAACGATTGAGGTCACTTGACCCAAGGGGAGAATGAACATGAATGAAAGAACGGAAACACAGACAACGGCAAAGGAGCAGAACGCCGACCCCTTGGGGTCAAGTGTAGCGACTGGTTATGCTTTTAAACCTTTCGACCTGATATATGCCTTGGGTAATGCGGCTGAGTTTTTAGAAAATGAAGAATGGCCAGAAGATGACGGTGGCGCTCAAGAAGCGGCAAACCGTGAAGCGGCAAAACGTATACGCAGAATGGCTCAAAGATATGGGAAAAAGCAGAAAGCATAACAGTGTTAATAAGCAGAATGAGATGTGAAACAATAGTGGTTGAGTACATCGCCCCAAGCACTAACACAATCTACGCTGGAATACATTGGGCGAAGCGGAAGAGGCATGCTGATGACGCACACTTGGCCGTCAAGATTGCTGCGAAAGGTGTTGCAAAGTTCACCAAGCCAGTGAGCCTTACATTCCAGCCATTGATTAATGGCCGGACCAGAGACACGCTCAACAATTCATATTGGGCGAAGCTGGTGGAGGATGGCCTTGTTCGCGCAGGAGTGTTAGAGGATGACTCTACGAAATGGGTGCAGCCAGTGACGATAATGCCAGTAATCAAGGCCGATGAGAGTAAGATGGTAGTGACGATTGTGGAGGTGAGTGATGATTGATAAATTGAGGACAGCGGCAGAGTCGGCAGAGGTAGGTGTTCCGCTTGACCGCCTGGTTAGCAAGCCTGTACTCCTGTGCGGGGATTGCCTCGAAATAATGCGAACCGCCCCGGCAGAGAGTATTGATTTGACTGTGACAAGCCCGCCATACGACAACCTACGAACCTACAACGGGAACAACTCCTTGTGGGGAGAGCATGTCTGGAAACAGATTATCGCTGAACTGTACCGGGTGACGAAGCAAGGTGGAGTTGTGGTGTGGGTAGTAGGCGACGCGACGGTAAAGGGAAGTGAAACAGGCACCAGCTTTAAACAAGCATTGTGGGCGATGGAGTGCGGCTTTAACCTGGAAACCATGATTTGGGAAAAGACCGGCTCCGGGTGTCTCGGAAGCAACCACTACTACGGCCAGAACTTCGAGTACAATTTCGTCTTTGCAAAAGGACGGCCCGAACGAGGAAGATTGATAGCTGACCGGGAGAACGTAGTTAAGTCCGGGAGAGTCAAGGTGAATGGTGGCTTGAAAGATGGAGTAGGTAAAACGAGAATTGTAGAACGAAAACCGTTTGGAAAGCGGAACAATATTTGGAGGTTCGACACCCAGAAAAACAGCGATCACCCGGCTCCGTTCCCTCTGAAATTGGCCGAGGATCACATATTAAGCTGGAGCAACCAAGGCGACACCGTGCTTGATTGTTTTATGGGTAGTGGCACCACTGGAGTAGCCTGTAAGAACCTTGGCCGGAGCTTCATCGGCGTTGAACTTGACGAAACATATTACCAGATAGCAACCAAGCGAATTGAGGCTTGCTAACGACTGAGGCAAGCAGCGCCGAAGGCGTCTGCCTTGGGCGAATTGTTATATGCGAGGTTAATTATGTCACTAACACCGACAATGGAGAAAGCCGCCGAGTTTGCAAAGCTGAATGGCGGGAAATTGCGCCGCCACCCTGGTGGCTTTTGGGCTGGCACTGAATATCAACAATGGGGAACATCATTCGGCACTTCCACTATTGATGGGATGGTGAAGCGCGGCGCGGCTGAGTACACCGACTGGAAAGAGGGACGGAATGGGCGCTTCCCTGTGGAAGTGACGTTGAGCATATAACGTGAAAATTAACCGACTCGGCGCTTTTGCCGCGTCCAAGCGAGGAACGAGCGATGTTAAATGATTTGTTATCTATAAAATTAATTAAATGGTTCCCTGTTTGGGC